ATTAAATATCACATTCACAATTTAGACAAAATCTAAAGTACAACATAAATGATAGTTTTATTTTTCAATTAAAAAATAAATATCTTTTTTTGCATAAAATATTTATATATAAACATCATTAATCACGGGAAATATAATATGGCCGAAAAAAGACAAAGTTACACAGAGGAAGAATTGAATGAAATGATTGCATGGTTTAATGATCATGCTAGCCAACTCCCCCAAACAATGCAAATTAATAAATCCGCGTTCACTCCCGATTTAGCCCTTACTATCGAAAGCTGCATCATGCAGGCGAAACAAAATTTAGGGAATTACAAAATGGAAGGATCATTCTTGCTTCTAAGGCAAATAAGAGCCAATATTGAAAAAGGAGAAAACGATCTTTTGTAGATCCGTCCTTTACATAGATAGCGGTAATCTTTCCAGATGTCCGCTATAATTTTACGGAAATATGAATTCAACAAACTCACCCGACCAGTTTTCACCTTCACGACAGAACTTATACACATCTCCAACCTTATATAATATATAAACACATTCATCCATAACAGCAGCCTTCTCTGCGATTGAACGCATATGTTCCATCTCCCTCATTGATTTATTTCCTTGGCACAAGCAGTTTTTCATAGTTCGCACCTCCTTATAAATTTCTCAATAGAGGGCATAAGCCTGTACGTAACATAATGCCTCCTTGCTTTGGAGCTTACCTTGAAAATTTTATAACCATATTTCTTCTCAATATCAGAACCAAAAGAAACACCATAGCTGGCAATCCTTATACCATTTGATATTGGTATTGCCGTGATGGAACTATAAAAATCTCCACGTATGATAAGGTTTGGAGTATTGTTCCCTCTTGCAGAAAAACCCAGATATGAAGGTTTCGGTTTCTGTATCTTTGTCTTCCAATTTTTATAGCGTTCGGCGTTTTTCTTCCAATGCTCTCCATAAGTTTTTTTAAAGTATGGGTCCTCAGTATATCCAGGTATCAAAGGATTTTCATCTCCATCAACACCACTATATAGCTGTTCTCGTACATATTCCTCAAACTGAGGAGCATCCTTTTCCATCTTATCCCTTATCATTGGCTGAATGCCATCAGCCAATTTCTTCCAACATCTCGCGTATTCCTCCAATGTCATAGCAAAAACGGGGGATCAATCTCCCCCGCCTCCTAAATTACTGTTATTGATAATTCTATTATATACGGAAACCAGCCTTGATTTCCGCCTTTCTCTAGAAATGTCCTTCCAGAATACATCTATATTCTGAGCGACAAACTCATCCAATGAAAGTTTGACCACCTCGGACTCTATAAATGTGACTCCATTAATTCTCATTGTACCCATTGTTCAATCCCAATGACCCCATTAGTCTGTAGAATAGAAGGAGATTTAAGCACCGGTACACCTCCTGTCGCTGTAAGCACACCGTTATTGTATTCCAGTGCTGACGCACCAGAAACGACTGTTGAAGCCTTCTCAGACAATACAGCGCCATAATATGCAGTAAGGTCTGTGCGGTCATAGTGATCCACGAGTTTATATGTATTCTCAGGAGATGTCATTTTCACAAATTCAACATAATTCAATCCCTTGAGAACATTTTCCAAATTTACACCCGATTGTTTTACAGACATGTTTTTCATCATCTTCTCCGTATCGGAATACATTGCATTAAACGCAAGATAAGCCTTTTGTCCGCTTGAGCCATAAGTCTGCCCTGTAGGGTAAATCCCTGACAAATCGAATCCTGCAAGCTCGTCTGTTCCGTCATCCTCTCCGTAGATAACATTATTCTTGTCAAAAACATACATATCAAACAATGTATCCTTGTTGGCTACAAGATTGGCTTGTAAAGCTAGATTAAACTTACGCAACGTGAATGTATCCGTCCTTGCCGAATAGCCCGTTATTTCCGAACCGGCATAACCATTTTCCGATGTATTGGGTTCACCACCGCTTACCGCATATTCCGAAAATCCTGTAATAGGATAAATTCTGTCCGGATAATCAGCATGACAAGCCTCTTCCAAAGCATCAGCAGTCAGTTCCTTTGGCAGTTTTTTGCCATGAATGACCAATATAACACCTGCTACCTTGTCCGGTTGCAGGGGACAGTAATTCATTCCAGTATTAAATCCGGACGTACTGCCGCACTCTCTAATATCTGTTCGCATAACAATTCTGATTTTTAACTGTTAAATCCAAATTCTTTATTTCAATAGCATCTATCTTTTCGCCAACTTCCTTACCGTCAACATCAACAGCACCACGTCTTCCAAAACTATAATTTTCTGAATATGTATGGCTTACAATACCGGAGTAACCGAAATCAAATTTATCACATTTTTTTAACTCTTCTATGAATCCGTAATACAAAGGTCGAAGAATACCTTCAAAAGATATCTCACGACGTTGTTCATTTGTATACTTTTCCAGTGTATTGGTAGCGATTATTATGTTTACAGATGCCTTACAAAAATAATTCTCACTATCCCTTTCCTCGTCTAAGGGAACATATAGCCCTATCATTGGGAATTTTCCCGATGCTGTCACCCTGCTTTTCCCAAGAAGAAGAAGTGTTTCCCTTATATAAGAACTGTCACCATATATGTAATTTATCTGTTGACCCATTCTTTTTGACAAGGAAGCACATACATCTGATATTATATCGATTATCATATTCCAAGAGAATTAATTGTTTCCAACAATTCGAAATCGGTGGCGATATCCGGATAGTCCGCTTTATTTGATTTAAGCCACCTCACAAGTCTGATATTCATTCTTACCATGTCATTCCATGCGAATATCATTTTCCTTTCTGGACTTACAAGACGACCGTCATCTTCGTCAGCCTTCACACCTGTAATAGTCGCCTGAGTGTGATTATGTCTCAAGTAATGGAAATATATATAGTTGGCGATGGGGGATTTGGAAATCTCCCTATCGCCAACACTATATTTCATAACAAGATGCGCTATAAGATCATCCCATCTTTTTTCCTTCGTTTTTCCATCGTTGGAAATATAGGATGAGAATTCCTTATACAACTTTTCCCCTAGGAGCTTCTCTAAATATTCCGGCTCATATTGCATTACAAAGCCTTGAAGGCTGTCAACAATTGCCTTATTAGTCTCAGAAGGAGTATGTATATTCAATACTGCACCTTCGATATCAAGAATACCGCCTTGGAAAAAAGTATAATCCACCAACATTACACAATATCTTTGAGGTTCTTCTTTTTATTGAACAAATCTTCAGCACCGATTTTCCTAGCGTCCTCCATCAATTCCGAAGGAACGGTGGCAACACGTCCATCCTGGAAGAATTTACCTGCAAGTAACATATTAACACTTACTTTATCACCTTTTTTATAAACGGCCCCGTCCTTTGCGAACTCAACCTCATAAGTTTTAGTCAAATTTACTTTCATAATGTTTAATAAATTTATCCGCCAATACTGGCAGGGGTTATAGCTTCAATAACGGTCGCAATCTTATCCTTGACAAATGCAGTTTTATATTGCTTTTTAATATACACCATAAGACGTTTTTCACCAAGGATAGTCACCATATTTTTAGTAAAATCATCATTTTCCCACCCAAGTGTAATGGTAAGAACCCATACATCACGGATGTTAAGATAGTTAAAATCGCCAACCCAAATATCACCTTGTTTGATTGCAGTGCTGGTTTCCACTCTCAGACCTTGAATCAGTTCATCACCAATACGGAAAGGACGAAGATATTGCCCATTAACATCCTTAGTCAACTGCATTTGTGCATAGTCAAGAGGATGCATGAGCACAAGGTTTGGGCGATAAGCCATATTGGACATTGACACAATCTGTGTATACATACCAACAATAACATCATAAGTGTTGGGCTTATCTACTTTCAGAGTTGTCAAGGAGAATGTAGGTATATCACTTCCAATCCCTTTAATCTGACCACCAGAACCAGTACCAGACAGAATACCTTCTTCTTCTTTCAAACCAATACGATTGATAATCTCAGCCCTAACCTCCGCAACCAACTGAGGCAAATCAGATAATGTTTCTTCGGTTACTTTTGTGCCAAGAGCCACTTTGCCAGCATTGATAGTAACTTCTGCCAATGTACCGCTCATCATAGGCTTAAGACCGCCTTCTGGAACCCATTCGGCTTCTTCTTCACCCGGATTGAACTCCGCATAAGTTAATGATCGTGTAGATATTGCTGCCACATTGGAAAATTTACGGATTACAGTCTGAGAACGCGGATCAACAGATAACTGACTATCAATTGTCATGTTATAATGTGGTGCCACACCTGTACTCTTCAGGGGATCAACATCCTTTTTGTTTATAACAAGTGTAAGGCTTTTCTTGAAACCGGGAGATTGCTTGCAAGCCGTTTTCAAGTCCACAGTTTTCTCTCCATGCTTGCCTACTGTGATAAAATCCTTCAATTGCTCTTCAATCTGCTGGTCTACAGATTTGAAAACCGTTTCCCCATCTTCATTCTTATGCATTGCACCCTTCATGCGAACAATTATCTCTTTCATCTCACCAAGTTCCTTACGCACTGTTTCCAATTCCTTTTCGGAGTCTATCTTTTGAGTAACCTCATTTAATTTATCCTCAAAAGTTTTTTTGTCGATAGTATCGTCCATGAAATCACCTACAGTAGCGTTTATTGCGTCCTGCAACGCCTGTAATGACTTCACGGAAACCTCATCCATTCCCGACAAATCAATTTTGCTTAAAAAGTCAAATTTCATACTTCTTTAAGTTTTAAAGGTTTTGTAAATATTTTTATTTTTTTATCGGCTCCCTCTTCATCAAGTGGCTTGTCTGCCGGCTTGTATCGAGCGAGTGACATCGCTTTTCTTATTAACGTTTGAACTTCCTCTCTCTTCCTTATTGGAAGTCCTTTACATACATCACTTATTTCAACCGGAAGTGATTCCAACGCACTTTCATATTCTTCTGCCGATTTCAGACCAAGATATTCAGTTTCCCCGTTACATCCTATGGACACTACGGATATCTCATATAGAATAACTTCCTTTACAACCAAACAGTCACGTTCCCTATCATATTCACATTTTTCCCATACATAACTATAACCTATAGAGAACTGGTTCAAAGTTCCACTTTCAAGCTGTTTCAACGCTTGATTTCCTCTTTCCACATCATCAATAGACGCTTCAAAGTAAAGCCCTTTCTCATCTTCTTGCAGAAGCGTAATGCGTCCTATAGGCTCATGCATGTCATGCATCCACAACATGATAATCTTATCATTAGCAGAACTTTCCGGACCTCTCTCCTGTATGCTTTTTGAAAAACAACCTTTCAGGAGCATATCACCGGATTTATCAATGTTATTGAAAACCGCAGCATAACCACTGATAGTTCTACTGCCAGAATCATATTGTATCTCCTTTGCATAAAAAGCTAAGGATTTATACTGCTTCCCCAGCCTGTCCTTGTATTTGCTTGTCTCCATCATTATTTATTTTAAATTCCCCTTTTGGGTTATCCGGATCAATATCTGTAAAATTAGACATCTCAGTTCTTGCCTCTTCAAAAGTAATCAGCCGGTTGTTATACAATGAAGCTATAGCATTAGAGGCTGTAGACAAGGCATCCGCCAACTCTTTCATGTCCTTTTGAAGACAAGCGACATGAGTAAAGTCCATTTTGATTATTGCTCTGTCCTTACATATAGCATTAGTCAAAGCCTCTGTTATACATTCACTGTCAGGAATAATAAGATCCTGATATGCCGCTTTCTTTGCCTGAGAAGAGTTATCATAAGTACTTCCTTGTATAATCAGATTGGCGTCAAAACCTATGGTCTGAGCTATCGCCTCCAAACACGCCTTATCTTCCTCATGAAGCTTCAATTGTTCCGCATTTGATCCTAATGTAATCCATCCCAGTTTCTTAGGAGTCACCATGATTTCATACAACTTATGCACTATGCCATATTTCCTTTTAAAATCATTCTGCAATTTTTTGGATTCAGACGGAGTAATGGCGGCATTCCCTACATCAGTCGTATCATTCCCGTACAATATCCCTTTTGGACCTCCATTAACTATAAGATTTCCTCTCCCTATCAGTTGAGCCATATAGTTTCGCGTATGCGAAGATAATGCGTCTACAGGAGAATGGAAGGCAATTTTCCCTCCATTATTGCTTGGAATATCCATTATTGAATCGTATATGACAAAATATTCCTCATCCCCAAGCTCTATATTTACATCTCTCCAACGTATATATACCCTTTTAGCAATTGAAGAAAATTCTGTCTGAGTAAATGGGTCTTTACCGGATGATTCCATATAAAATAATTCGGGAGGTATTACCATCATGGATTTAGGCAGGTCGGATTTTAAAGCTCTCAATGTATAAATAGGGCAAAATCCGAAACATTTTAAGGATATCTCAACCTGTTTTATAAAGGAACGCCCACTCTGTATTATATTTGGACGATTTAAGAGAGCCACAATATCTTTAAAACTCCTCTTTTCATTCCCGTTCATATCTGTCACGTAATATCTTCCGTTCTGAATCATCCTTCCGCAATGATCTAGAACCATTGCAAACGGCCAACATTCATGCAAGGCTCTTGCTTTCCCCTCAACAGTAGACATATCGTAATCTATATTTCCTTTATTGCCAGAAAACAGGCTCTCTACCCATTTAGGTACATAAATAAAATTACCCCCATCATCCTTACCATGATAGGTGGCTTCATCATACATATCCTTATTTGACTTCTTTAAAGAAGGTATCTTAAACCAGTGTCTCATATACAACAATAAAGGCAACCGCCGTTATAATACAGCAATTGCCTCCACAGTGATCACGTTCTAAAAGTGGGTATGGTGCAACTTCACACCATGAAGGCAATTGCCTGTTACAAAGGAACAAATTAATTTATTAATTAACAAGTGATTCAAATATTATTTTCGTTTAATATAAATTAAAATAATAAACTTCCAATTTATATACCCTAAAAATACCCATATTAAAAAAAGACCAACATTTTTTGTACAACATCCGATATTTTTTTGCCAAAGTTTTGATATATCTTAAAAATATACCAATTATATATTATATTTTTTCGATACGTAATAAGACAGTGCTGCTACAGAATAAATTGCAGCGCAATCATCTGAACCATTATAGTCCAATACTCCATCCATAAACTCATTGTATTGCGGTATCTTGTCATAGTCTGAACGGAACATCACATTATTTTTGATAAAATCCAAAAAAGCAGATATCCTAGCGTCTGCTCCCATATTTTTATGTATGATTCTGACATCATATCTATCCCTTAAGCCCCGTGCTATAGGGAAATAGTTTTTTTCACTTTCAAACAAGATCTCCGCAGGAGATATCCCTTCTAAAAATGACAGAAGAACATTTTCATCAAATGAACTTATATATGTCACATTATCGATATATATTTGCTCATTTACATAACATGAAACCATAATAAACTTTCCGGCATATTCGGGAAGAACATATACAAGTCTTGTCCCCTGAATATTTTTAGATATATCATAATATCTCATATCTTTATTTTCCTGCTTAATTTTACTTCGTTTTCTTTTTAAGGAGAAACGAGTATATTCATCCTTAAACACCCATACGGTAATATAACGTAAGCAGTCGCAAATGTGCCCATACTTCTCATAAGACTGCCCCGTAACCTTATCCTTAACTCTCGTCTTCAACATTCCACCGTTAACATCCTTCTTGGCGTTATTATAATCAACAACTGAATTCTTACATCCGTCATCCACTGAAAAACACATTCCGGAACCACCATCAAGCATGTAATTGACAAACTCACCAGACATGGGCACGGACGGATTAGAATATGGTATCCTTTCTTCGACATGGTAAGTACCTTCCAGTCCTTCTACGAACTTGTCAAGGAATGACCTCTTTTCATCATCTATAGTATTCCCATTCCTTGTTGAAGCGTCACCATATAAATACAGCATATCATTGTATCTGATTGACCGCAGATAATCAACAGCCATCCGAGATGCCTGCGTTACTGTGTTAAAGGGATCACCGGCACATATCTCATTAAACTGCCTTATATGACTTCCGTCCACTTGATAAAAACAAATCGAAATATAGGGAAGAACATTGTTATCAATAGAAATATGCACAGGAAGTCCCTTGATATATCGTGTTGTTTTAATATGCCTATTAGAATCGAAAGCATATAGAAACTCACCCCCCGTCTTAATACTACCCCATTCACCCAGCGCATATACCCGGTAATAGTTGTAATCATGTTCCTTGTACCATTGATAATTGGATATTGTCTGCCTGTCATAATATCCATATTTACCGTCCGGAGAACCAACCACCCAAAAATTATTTTTATAAGACGAATGCAGTTCTATTGTATCCGATGGGTACTTTTCCAGCTTTCCTGTACGTTCATTGGCGATCATTCTAGGTTTGCTACCCCGTTTCCCTAATATTGTGCTGTATGCCTTTGGCAAAGAACTTTTAGTAAGAGGATTTTTCACTTCGCCATATAGTTCATTTGGAAGATCGTCCCATTCATAAGTATCAAGAATTTTCGTTTTAATCCATGAATCCTCAGATACAGGATTAAAATTGCATATTATCTGCAACCCTTCCTTACCTCTAAGACGGAAACGTATCTGAGTAAAATCTTCATATTCGAACTCGGTTGCTTCTTCCATCACTATCCAACGATATCCAGTGATAGACTTTATTTTTTCAGGATCATCAAGCCCTGTAAAGTCAATTTTACAACCATTTACACAAGTTATATTATTTTCCTTAGGCACAAAGAACTGACTCAGTTGAAGAGCCTTTAGTTGGGTCTTAAACTCTTCATACACTGTATTCCTCAGACTAGCTCCCACTTTTCTTACAACAAGAGCCGAACCTTCGCAAGAAAATACAGACAACAACACAGCCTGTGTCGTAGATACAGATTTTCCCGATGAAGAACCACCTCTGTTTATAATGTACCTGATATTCTTGTTATGCATAGCCTTACGGATATGCCAAAACAGAGGATTGAACAGCTTATATGAGAATACCATCTCTATCATCACTCGTCCCCAATTATCATGCGCACATTGGTACTGACATCACTTTTTACTGGAGCATCCCATCCAAGCATCTTGCTTATCTGTGTAATGGCGGCTATTTTGCTGTATAGCCGTATCTCCACCCCATATTGAGTGTTTTTAATGGATTGAATGCAACAACGGACTGGTTTAGGTATATCATCAAGAGAACGGACAATAAACGTATCTTTACCTTTTAATTGAAGATCTATAGGGTCTACATTTACCACATTTGTAAGGAAGCGCAATGCATCTTCCTTCTTCATATCAGACTTTTTCAAAATATCAACCTGCAATTCATTTACACGGGATGCAACATCTGGATTTCTCAGTAATTCAAATGCACGTTTACTAACGACTCCATCCTTCCATCCGATACTATTAGGGTAAGCTTTCCGATATGCATCTGTAGCATTACCCGTTTCTATGTAATAATGACAGAAATTTTCTCTATTTGCTACGAGTTTTTTTCCCATAAAAGTCTTTTCGTCCGAAGAACGTACCGTGCTCCTTTACACGGAAACATTATAATTCAAAGTTACAAAAAATCTGAATAAAAACAAAACTTGTCATTTAATTCATTTTCTTAAAAATAGCGTAGATATATATTTTAACATTTTAGGTCGCCAACTATGAGAGTTTATTTCCTTTTTTTAATTTATCCAAAAACTTGCTATCCCCTGAGTAATCAGCACTGATAGCCTTCTTGCTTTCGATAATCTGCCCTAAAAGTATTATACCTTCCTTTCTTATTTCTTCCACTTCGTTATAACCGCAAGCGTTGTCAACCAGTCTTTCGATGTTTGACTTGGGCTTAGAAAGTTGTTCACAGAGCATTCCCAAACGCCAGTAACAGAAATCAATTGTGGCGATGTGTTCTAACTTGTTCATTTCTTTTCAAGTATTTCAATACATTTCTTTACTCCATCATCGAAACCCTGCTTATAGCCTCTCGCATGTTCTCCAGTAGCATATACTACCATTGGCAGCCAAAAGAGAAGGATACCTACCACCTTATACCAACCAGGCATCGAGATGGAAAACGGTTTAAATGTAATTGTGAGATCTCCAACCCATAATAGGGCGATAATACATATAATTGCCAAAATAATTGTTTTCATAATCAATATTTTTTTTCGTTCAACTTAGGTCTTAATTCATTGTATCTCATCTTCTGCTCCACATGCCATATAAGGTCTATGTTCATATGCCTGGCAAGCCCGAAGATTGATAATAACATATGACCTATCTGACTTTCAAAAGAATAATTATATTCATAAAAATAACGAATTGGCAATGTGGATATGGCGTATATGCTTTCAGTAAATGTTTCACCTACGCAACTTTCGGATGCACCATATATCGCTTCTTTAGGAAAATCATCAATGGATATATTTCTTAATCCAGCCAAATCAAGCAGGCGTATAACTGCATCGCTTAGTTCGTCTGGAATCGTATCTTTGATATATTTTTCAAAACAATACTTGAAATTGACATCATCGTGCGGTTCTTCATCCTCATAAGAAGACTTGAAAGATTCCCTGTCGGCATGTTTCCCCTTTCTATCCGCTTCCACAGCTTCCATAAGCTCGGAAATGATAAGGCAAAGGCAGTGTTCGTTACTCAGTTCTTTATCGTGGAAACCATGCTCACAAGCGGTTTTATAAGCACGATCCCGTAGTTCGTTCAAATTAATATTATCCATAATCATATCAGTTTTAATGCTTCCTGTAATCCGGTTTCAAGTACTTCTTCGTAAGTATCCCATTCCCCTCCGTCATTTGTTCCTTCATAAACAGAACTAGTTATATGAGTTCCATTGTCAGCTTTAGATATTTCGTATCCATAGCCACAAGCACAGTTATATACACATATATGAATATTTTTGGTTTCACGTAACCACTTCTGGGCGAGAGATTGTGTAGGTGCAGAAAGACAATCATTTTTTTCATTGAAATTCTCGGATTCATCGTAAGTTTCAGACAGTATCATATCACCTTCTACGCAATCTACTTCATAAAAAGTAAATACATCTTCCTTGAACCCTTTCTCTTTCAGCAGTTTCGCTGTTTCTAATGTTACAAATTCTTCGGTCATGGTTATTCTCCTTTCTTTTGTTGCTTATTACATTCTTCACAATGTAATTTATAAGCATGGGCAAACATCTTTAACGTAACAGGATCAAAGTGAAAATCTGCCTGTTTCCCTTCTATGACAACTGAAACACATAATTGGCCGTCGCAAAAGTCAATATATGCCTCACCACCTCCATCCCCTCTAATAGAAAAGGTTTGTGTCTGTACACTATTCATGGTTCTCCTCCTTTAGTCTTTTAATTAGGGCATCAGCGCAATTAAGCGAATATTTAGCTACTGCCTCAGAATTAATACCATTCTCGTTTGCTATAACAACTTTAATAATGTCTTTTGCCAATTCGTACCTACGTTGTTTCCAATCAATGTTTTCACTAAAGAAATTAAGTTCTGACACCTTGATATACATGTTTCCCACCAATGCAGTACCATCATCATATAAATCCTTAATCTCTACAATTTCTCCAGTTGCTTTTATTGTTGCTTTCATAATTTATTTCTCTTTAAGATTTACCTCAATTGAATATTTGTCAGTTAGCTCGGTTTTTATTGCCTCCTTACATAAAGTCCATAACATGTTATAGCCTCCTTGACGTTTTATTTCATCGGAAACCATACATCGAATCCAGTTGTCAATAGAAACATCATTTCCATAAGTATTATGGAAAACTCGTTTAACCTCCTCTCTAATGATAGGAATCATTATCTCCCTTATATCCTCTTTAGTCAATTTTAGTTCGTTGTGAATATAGTTCTTTACTTCTCTATATCTATATTTACTCATAATAATTATCCAATAAGTTTACGATCTTGTTTATTCCTCCTCCGTTATTATACATCCTAATAACACACCTAGATATTTCATTCCAAGTTCGGAAACATGGTACACAATTTGTTTTTCAATATCTAACAATCGTCTATTCGCGTAACCAATAAACACCAACTCTTCCCAATCATCATCAGGATGATTAACAATATACCAGTTACGATAAACCTTGTATCTATTTCTTTTTATTTTACCACGCTCAAACCCTATAGCGTGTTCCATTTTTTCTATCTGTCTTAATGATAATTTTACATCATCCATAGCACTAATGTATTAATTCGGCCAATACCTTCTTTACAAGTTCATAGCGTGATAATTGCCAATCTTTCGCAATATCATCTATTTTATCATCATAATGATTGTCATAAACATACTGATTCAAGCTGTCAATAAACCCATCACCGTCAAGACCTTCATCACAATCATCAAACATATCAAGTTCACAGGCTAATTGGGAGCAATCACAGTGACTCACCCAGTCATAAACACGATCATCATAAACATTGGTCTGTCTGTTGTATTTTTCTCCAACGTGTATCACTTCACCGCAAAATTCACATCTATGCTCTTTGCGAGCGATAGGAGTTTTATTTCTTAATACTTTTATCATTTTAATTCATTAATTAAAGCATCAGCACAAGCAATTACAAACCGAGCAATGCTTATAGGTATTGTATGTTTCTCTCCTTTCTTGTAATCTGTTTCCGAACTAGCGTAACCAACTATCGTTTTATCACTTAAAATCCCTTGCATCGCAGCTTTCGCCAATTCGTATCTACGCTGTTCCCAGTCGATAGCTGAAAAATCAAGTTCGCATTCCTTGAATACCATGTTATCACATACATATAAATAATCTCTGCTATGTTGAGAGTTGATGTTTAATTGGGGAGTTACATCCACCAAAACCCCTGTTGATTTTACTCTTGCTTTCATATTTAAAATTCTGATTTAATAATAGTACCAAATGAACGATACCTACGCCAAACCATATTTCCACGTTGAATACTAGTAATCCAATCACAAGCCTTAAAAACTTGTCCTACATTATATAGGAATGGTCTTTTTTGAATTTTTCTTTTTATTCTTGCTTTCATATTTAATCGAAATACATTACTTTCTTACCTATACATACTTTGAACCTTGAAAAAACTTCACTATGTTGTGTAATATTATTGGGATTATATTTGTTAACAAAACATCCAGTACGTTTATGGTATCTGACACAAGCATTTTCAGGAGATTTAGCCAATACCTCTTTTTTATCTATAAAATCAGAAAACAAATCATCTCTGTATGATACCTTATACCACTTAACTTGGCTTCTTATCTTTTTAAAATACTTTGCTTTCATTGCTCTTCCTTTGTTTTAAAATGTTCAATCAGTTCGTCTACAGTGGCTTTACGGAAATTTCCTAAAATAATTGTTGAATTTTGATATTCTATACCCCAAAAGAAGAATCTACCTTTAGGTTCTACGAAATAATGGTCATTACCAATAGCATCATCAAAAGAAACACTAAGTGAAGATTTTGCTATAAACCATTGATTGTTATTTGTATCATTCCTCAATGCGGCTAAAGCTAGGAAAAGATCTTCATTGGTTCCACAATCAATCCTACCAGCACAATTCCAAGTTATATGCGGATCTTTTGAATCAAACATCTCATTCGTAATGTGGGTATATTTATTTAAACCTGTTGCTAAACATAACTCTTCATTATCATCTATAACTCTTGATGATTTGTAACCAAGCTCTATTAACTTATTCCGAAGTTCCTGTGTGTTTTTACGTATAAAACACGGTGTCGTAAATCCCATAATTATTCGTTTTTTAATAATCCTGATTTCTTCAATTTCTTTCTAAAATTCTTTTCATTTAAGGCTTGTTCATAGTAGCAATTAGGTTCTATGACCGTTTCAACCCTAGTTATAGGAAGCCCATTCAGTCCTATAGAAACATTATGTATAATAGAAGCTCTCTTTATCTCCCCTGTCTTAACGTTAAAAGAGAATAAGATATGCCCTGGATTCCTCTTAACTTTTTTAATCAATTTATATTCTGTTTGTTGTTTTTGTAGATACTCTATCTGTTCTTTAGAAAGATCATCTTTTGTTACAATAGGTACTATATCCATTTACTTTTCCTCCATTACAACTTTAACATATCCGTTTTCAATGCACCAACACAGCATATCATAGGCTGCATCCAATAGATTTCCTGACAATTTAAAAACAAATGGTTCACATATGCCTATTTGATAACTTATACACCAAGGTCCAGCAAAAGTAGGTTCAATGTGCAGCTTATTTTTTGTACCAAAGTCATTTATGTGTCGCGGTAACTTGCCGATAATATCCTGCAAGGTAAAAACTCCACACTCTTCTTTTAAGGAATGATCATAACTACTAGTGTCAACGTAATATAGATTAAAATGGACATTGTACCAATGGTGCTTAATTGCTTTTTCAGCATCTTCCCATAACAATTCGCAACCATCATCATCCGTGGCTATTAATACCATGCTTGCATCACTTGTATCTAGCCCAAGCTCCTTCAAGTGCTTCATCTGCTCGATTGATAATACCTGTCTCATTTCTTATCCTCCTCTGTTTTAATATCCGTTACTTTACCACGATTGACAAAGAAGAAACAACCCATCACATCGCACAGATATAATTCATTCCTCATCTTACACTTATTGCATTTTTTATTCAACGAACATTTACTGCAATCGAAATTTAGACTAGACGCATCAATCAGTTCAATCATTTCATGCAGCACTCCATCTATTATTATTCCGCTATTTATTTCCATACCGTTCATTCATTAGAAGTTACACCCAAGCACAATACTTTGCAAGAAACGCCTATATCGTCAAATTCCAGAGTTAAATACTCTGTATCATAAGGGTAAGGGTATCTGCAATTTTTCAATTCTTCATCCGTCAATTTGCGTCTAATACGCATCTCTATTTCGTAATCATCGGAAAGATTCTCAATTATTTTTCTAAGTTGTCCTACGTTCTTTATTTCCATATTGTCTAATTAATTTAATTGCTAATAGAATGTCTTTATCTCCTATTTGATTGATTAGCTTTGTAAATTTGTCCACTCTGCCATAGTGTCTAAGGCAAATAGCATTTGCCTTCATCGAGCGTCCTAATCCGTATAAATATTCCATGCGTGCATTTCTGCGGATATTCTTCATTATCTTTTTTGCTTGTCTTAATTTCATATCTCAATCTCCTTTCTCTTTAATCCGTTCAAGTACATCCCTGTTGGCTTCGAGTATCTCATCGAAGGAGGGAATAGGCATCCACATGTCACACTCGTAGTCGTTCCAATCCTCAAATTCAAATCCTCCGTCTGTCGCAACGTATGGCGATCTCCCGGATGAAACAACGATATAGCCACTAACAATCGCTCCATTTGATACCATTCTGCAAAGGACAAGCTTGTTTGGTTCCGGCAACCGTTCCTTTACGCTTATCCAAGGGGATTGCTTGGTTCCAGCCTCATAACCTTTTGTATACACTTTTCGTAAATAACCCTCTATTACACGAGGTTGGTTTATCCGGTTAGCCAATAGGCTTACTATATCTTTTAATATCATACTATTTATTGTTTAATTTTTCTTCAAACTCCGCAATGATGCAATCAGCATCACCGCCATGTACCCAGTTATCCAAAACAGAGAAAAGAACTTCGATGGCTTTCCGTTTCATTTCTTCCTCTGCCATTGCAACGGCTTTAAGAGCACTTTTTTTTGTGATAACCGGGAAGTTGGGATTGACTACTACAAAACTCTCACTTTCAATATATTTTTTTGTTTTACTCATTTCTATCTTGGTTTAAATTACTGTTTAAATTCTGGTAAAACACCGAGATATAAGTACTGATTATCATCGGTTCTGTACACTGTGATGTAATATAATACATCGCCTTCATTTTTAATGGCATCGCATCCTTGCATAAGGTCTCTTGAGCAATATGCAGGAGGTATGATATCCGCTATGTAGTTGTATAACCTTTCGTCAATATAATCACCTGGGCACAAAAAAACATTCAAATCTTTATCCTGTTTAGCCCATTGTTTAAAAGTCTTTTTCATTTCTTAATTGTTATTTATCCGTAGTTGATTTTACAATAATCTTATTATCTGACGATGGCATTACAATCACATTTCCGTCATCTGTGCTAATTTTTAGGATAGGATTAAAGTTAAAGTCTGTAGTGGCTACTATAATCATATCTCCAAAAACATATCTTTTATCTTGTTCCAATTCGTTCATATCTGCTATGTTTTGAATTATTTTTTTATAACTACCGCCATTGTACTAATAGATGTGCCACTCTCTTTAAATTCCCCCGCACTGATCTCAAATACTTCTCCATGTACTTCTTTCAACCAGTTGCGGAAATCAATACATTTCTTTTCCGTTGAAGCGAATCTCCAGTGTTGGCTGGTTATTGCTGCAAGCGTGCCGCCTTCTTCCAAGCGTTCGTACATAAGCCTGACATGCTCTATATCCTGATTACCGGAAAACGGAGGATTTGCAATTATCTTAGTATAACTACCTACACTGTCTTTGGTAAAGTCTTCATCAAGCAATATTACGTTGCTAAGGGTATGAAGAAATTCTCTGTTTTCCGGCATCAGCTCATAACATTCAACCATTACAGAAGGACAAGCCCTATGAATGGCTTTAATAAGGGCACCACGCCCGGCACTCGGCTCCAGTACCGTATCATCCTCATGTATCCCTCCGGCAAGCATAACCAGCCAGTCAGCAACATCGGCCGGAGTTTCAAAAAACTGGTAATCCTGCTGTAGGTTGCACCGTTTACCATCTTTCAGTATGGAAAACACACGTTCCGGATTAAAAGGGAATGTAAATCCCTGTACCTTCCCACCTTGCCATGAGCCGCCGGCTTCTTCTATCCACTTTTTTGCTTCGGCATAGGATTTCTTATTGAATTGTACTTGGGGAAGTTTGAGAACACCATCCTCAAGAGTACAATGTTTCAATATCTCTTCCACACTCCATTTCTTACCTTCATCCTGTTTTTTCTTTTCGTCCGTTGAAGCGTCCGGAGCTAAAAGTGAAGATATTTTTTGAACAACCGTATTGCTCGCATTCACGAAGGTATTGACACAGGATAGCGCTTCCATGAGAAATTCAGTATCAACATATCCGGCTGCGTCATAAACATCTATACCTTCAGTCATATCCGACAACTCATTGAGCTGCGCTACACTACCATGTAACGTTTCGATTAAAATCTTTTTTTTGTTCGTCATAACTTTTCTGTAAATAAATTCTTGTTGTGTCTACACTCCCATGACCGAGAAGATCGGCCAGTTGAATAACATCTTTGTTTCTTTTCAGGAACATCTTAGCGAAAAAATGGCGAAAGGCGTGTGCGTGCATCTTTTTTGAATCAATGCCGCAATGTTTTCCCCATGCTTTCAAGTGCTGGGAAAAGCCACGCTGTGTGATCGGGCCGAATCTCCCTACCGCAAAAATCCCGGTTTTACCATGTTCCTTAGCATAGGCCTTCGCTTCTTGCTGCAATTGCTTTTGGAAGAAAAAACGTCTGTACTTGTTACCCTTTCCTTTTAATGTCACTTCCCCGGATATGATGTCTTCCCACGTAAACTGCTGGAATTCCGACAGACGGGCGCCCGTTGTTCCCAAGACCTTAATAAAAAAATAGTAATCCTTATTGTTTTTTCCCTTGAGATATTCCAACAGCCGGTTATATTCCTCTTCGGTCGGCACATTGTTCACATCAAGCTTGCGCTTTATTTTGGGACGCTTCAGTTCTATAGGCTTCTTCAGCCATTTAGAAAATCTTTCGATTGCTGTAATTCGCAAACGGATGGTAGCAGGAGATAATTTTTCTTCTTCAAGACTTTTTATAAACCTCCTGCAATTATCCATGTTTACCTCATTGGCATACTCGAAATACTTCTTCATTGATGTGTAATATATATCAACTGTATGATAAGAGTAATCATTGTTGTCGGTCAGCCATACAATGAAATCATTAAGTTGTTTCTTGTTCTTATCCGAAATGACATCAAGTTTTTCCAAAGGTTTCACCGCCTTTATCCTTTTTCCATATCCGATGTTGAGATAGGATAATAGATCGCATATAGCTGAACACATTAGCGAATGACGCACCATGACATCTGCATTTTCACGCTTGTAATTCAAATAACCACGGCGGTTCACTTCTTTGGCCATTTCTAAAAAATCCGTGACATGCTTGATATATTTCCCGACAGTATCATAAGTCCTTCCTGTTGTGTATAAGTAAGAAATATAATCAGTTAATATCTTCTGTCTGTCATTATTCATAATCTTGTTTAATTAAATTATACCAATCATTGCTATCTTCAAAAAAACATCTGTATCCATTAGCCGTATGTTTGCCTCTCACTTTCCGACATATAGCACTGATCAAAGAAGGAGCCACGCCAATCATCTTACCAGCCATTTGTATCGAAGGGAATACTCCACATAATTTCTCATCCTTTATCAAAACTACGCTCTTTTTATTCATACCTGCTCCGGTCTTATGCCAAGCCCCACGTCCTTTAGACAGATTTTTTATACTTCTGGCTTTGGAACGCTTTGAATGATAAACCATTTTACGACCCTTGTTGTGAGATACACAACCTTTTAAAAATCGTCCGGTAATAAAGTCTCTCTCAAATCGCTCAGGCGGTATATATAATTCACTCATTTCTATTCAGTTTTGAGCCATTTTCCTGATGTCAGGTAAATGGTAATTATTCGCAATTAAATTCTAATTGTATTATCAGCCAACTGTTAATCAACCTCCACTAATTCACCGTTTTCCAGTCTATACCATGTATCAGCCTTGACAACCTCACCATCAACTACTACAGCCTTCCAATCAACAATATCATACGTATCTTCCTTTTCCTCAGCTATGACCAAAATTGCACCTATTCCGCCTTTTACCTGAACATTTTTTCCTCTTGCTACTGACAAACCATTAGATCCTGTTGAAGCCTTTCCTCTTGCCGTGGCAGCACCACTATCACCAGCCGTGGCAGCACCACTATCACCAGCCATAGCAGCACCACAATTACCAGCCGTAGCAGCACCACTATCACCAGCCGTGGCAGCACCACTATAACCAGCCGTGGCAGCACCACAATTACCAGCCGTGGCAGCACCACTATTACCAGCCGTGGCAGGTTTCCCCGGTTCCGCATTACACTCGTTAGTACACCGTTTCTTGACATAAGATACAGCTGCTTTCACAAGCCCCCTTATATCAAGCTCAGCACCTATTCTAATTTTTGAAGAACAAACCTTGTCACTTTCTGAATCGTCTATTTTACCACTCTGCTCAACCTCACAAAACCTTGCCCCGGCCGGCGCATAGTAACCAAAAACATCCAGAGGATAAGGACATGCATGAAAACCTTTCTCACATGCCTTTATGTCGCCTGTTTCTTCATACTCCTTACCTACTTCATACTTAAACCCTCTACAAGATAAATCCTTATCAAATGCTTTATAAGCCTTTATTTTCTGTTCCATGATATTGTTTATTTTTCGTTATTTTGATATTTCGATAATTTTTTGTTCAAAGATCGGGCATTCCCTTTTGCCCAACAGATGTATTCCATGAAGCCTGTAGCATGGCTTTTCGGGAATCGAATCGTATTTACGGTATATGGCACAACGGCGGCAGATGCGATATATACCGTATTTCCCTTTTGCACCGTAACATACCACAGGATAACCGTCAGCAGTTTTCATGATTTTCTAAACAAATGGCTGAACGCATTATCCAAATCCAGATCCAAATTCAGTTTGGACGGGAAAGATTTAATGTATTCGTACATCTTATAAGCGAGGTTGTCATCATCACCGCATCTGTCAATCAGTGTGAGCAACATGGCGTTCACCATGTCAGAATCATTGCCGAAGTTTTCCTGAGTGGATTCGCTGCAATGATTCACATCACTTTTCAATCTCTTTATCGCGGCTATGGCTGTGTTGAAGTTTCTTTTTGAATCGTGTCTGAGTTCAAAGCCTTCCTTCTTGTATTTCTGCTGCATTTCAAGAAGGTTTGTCTCTAAAACGTCCGTGAGGACAAATACGATGTTGGTTATCGTATTCAGTTTGTCTGTCCCTTGCATGATCGTGTATTTTTTTCCAATTATTTTATTTGATACAATCTATTTTAAAGCCGTATAATGAATTTTCCTGCATGAAAGTATCAACTACAGGCTTTCTTGTTGAAAATCTTGTCACGGGGCTGGAAATGCGGTATATCGTTTTCTTTCTTTGCCCTGTCAATCCATCTTTGGAATTTGGCGGCTACAAGAGGACAGTGGATGCGCAGGTTCCTGTCGCGTTCCGCTTCCCATTCACGTATCTTTGTCTGCATCTCGGTATTCATAAATTTCTCCTTTTTTCGTTATGATTCTTTCTTTTGAAAACTGTTACAAATTTGCCCGTATTTGTCACAGGCGCACACTCTATGCCCTTTGGCCCTGCAATACGCAGAATTGTCCCCGAAGTTCGAAGCATTCTTGCAGTTCCGGCATTTGACATATACAATTTCCGATTTGACTTTTTTTGCCATACTTATGGTGACATCAGCATTTTTCTGGCTTCCTCATCTCCGGATTCAGTCCGGCGTTTCAACTCTTGATATTCAGCATAAGAGATTCTGTTATTTCCACGCTCTTCTATTTCTTTTTCACGTTGGATTCTGTATTGTTCACGCTCATGCCGATCAATGTCAATCCTACGTTCCTTAACATACTCCAGAAGAGAGCATGAAATCTTCATCGGACCAATAGCTCCATAAAATTGCCCATATTTCCCTAATTTGAATCTGGATATAAAGTTGCATATTTCAGCCAAATTCATCCAATAGTATTCACCTAGGACAAGAATACAAAGTTCATCCAGTTGTGTGTCGGTTATACCCTTTCCCTGCTCGGCGTAATTGTTAAGGCTGTCAAACTGTACTTTCAGCCACCTAAGTGCGTTGTCTTCACCGTACACAGAACGGATGTTTGCAAGCGAAGGTATATTATCATTCAAAGCAATATCCGCAAGTGTAAGATTTGATTTTGCCAGCTTGCCTTGCAAATCAGGATTGTAATCAACCGCCATCCGGGATGGTGTTGGGTATTTCTTCAGTAGAGCCAACTGCTTTTCGTTTAGCTTCTTGTTCTGCAAGGAATTTTGCATCCGCTTCTGCAAACTCAGCCATGAGTCTAGATTTTCTCCGCTCAGAATCAATTCGCTTCTGCTCGTAGATGTCTGTATTTTGTCTTGCTCCATAATTTTTTAATTCAAATAATCCCGCATAATTACTTGCAATCGACTGCTCAACCACAAGCCTTGCTTTATTGCAATCATTTCCACTCAATGTTAGCAATCGGTTGTAGCACATTTTTAGGGATTTTTCCGATTTATAGTTTTCTTTTCTTTCTCTCTTGTATTCAAGCCATTCCTTGAATATGCCCTTAAAATCTTCCGAAACAAAAGACAAATCAACCTCCTTGTTTTTGGGAATTGTTTTCTTATCTCCGTCAGGAGATTCTTTATCTATATCATTTTCATTATCATTTTCATTAAGCTTGTTTTGGGTTGTTTGGGTTGAGTTTAACCCACTGGGTTGTTTGGGTTGTTTTGATTTGGCATTGCAATTCCCTATAGGAGCACCACCTTTACGCCCGTTGTTTCGGTTTCTCTCGACAATGCCATGATATTTAGTTTCGTCTATCTCAAATTGATTGATGAAAAAACCCAATGCCATATCAATGTCCTCCTCTACCGTAACCTCCTCGCCAAGTTGATACTTGAAAATTGCACGAAATAATCGCCCAAGTTGTTTGTCTGATAATCTTGATATAGGTTTGTAGAAAGATTTATATATGATAAAACTATCCTTTGTCATTGCTTAATCTTTTAGATGTTCTGTTAAGGTTTCCAATTGCCCAATGATATATGGTTTGACATCATCGCTGCAATTGACAACGAAGTCAATAATCTGTTCTGACAACTTATGCCATTCGTTTAATTCGTTTTCTTCCATAAGAGTTTAGTATTATAATTCAACTTCCTCAATTATAAATTCTATCCTTGGATTAAGCTTATCAATCAGCTTTCGTGCATTAATCTCCATACATTGCCGATCGTTCTTTATCGCCTTGCATCCTTGTAGACAGTCAAGTAAAATTTTGAAAGCGTTATCAAGATCAGGACGCAAATTTTCGTGATACACATCCACTGTTAGTTTAAAGAAACCTTTTATATTCTTGTCCCTTAATCCACATTGTGCGTAGAAAGTTTTTTCATACTTTTTAAGTACATCCTGTTTTGCTAAAGAACCGTGCCCGTATAATGCTACTATCTTGTAACAATTCGACTTTGAAGGGATTTTTCCCCTTATAATTTGTTTATCGTATATCATAATCCAAAATATCTATTTGCCGCCAGCTCATCGTGTTGACGGATTGTTTCTACTATTTCCTTTTGCTGTTTACGGAAATTACGGTCATTGTCATACCTGCTATGGCATTCAGGGCAGCCAATTCGCAAGTTCCATTCTTCCGTAATGTATTCAGGATAAAGTGATCTAGGTAACAGGTGCATCAACTGTGGTGTGGATGTATATTTGTGGCAGATACAGCAATACTGCGGTAGATCCCTTTTTATCCTTGCAAGTTCACGGTTTATTGTACTTTGTTTTTTGCTTATTTGTTTCATTCCAATTAAAAGCCCCGAAGCGTATTCTCCGGGGCACAACCATTATTTATTAACCCATGCCATTAATGTGTGGCTCACATTTATAGTGGGAGGTGCAGGATTCGAACCTGCATGAGTGGTGTTTTTGCGGTTCACTGATTTTTAAGTCAGTCATTCCTAAGATGTCTCGCAGGTTGTCGGCTTGGTTATTAACGGTTATCCTGGAATTTTGCACCTTACATCTTGATTAGCGTCTGCCATTTCCGCCAACCTCCCTTTGCCGCCCTATCTTCACAGACAGAGCAGGCATGTAAACAAATACACTTAATCAAAATTGAAATTATCTTCACCGTCTGGATCTTCGTCCGGCATATCATTACCGAAGTCCATCGGGATGAACCAGTCTGAAATATAGTCTTCCATATCAGTCAATTTTTAAGCATTAGGAAATTCTGGTTTAACATCTGAATTTGCTTCATAAGGATAAACATCCATAATAGCAGTTTCCGCTACCGAAGCAATCACGTAGTCTGCCATTGTGCCTTTCATTCCTTCATCCAATTTCTTGACTGCATCTCTCAAGTCGGCTGCTTGAACAAGAATGTTTGTGGATGTTTTCTTTTCCGCACCAGTTTTTTCATCCAATGTGATAAAGTATAACTTGCATTTAAAATACCTGTCAGCAGATTCTTCATCTGAGAAAAATATCTCAGAATAGTTGGCACGTTTTATGTCAGAAACAGTAAACTCACCGCTGATAAACGGTGTCATTTCCTCAATACATCTTCCTTCGCTTTCTGTAAAAGATAAAGAATCAAATAAATAAGATTCTGTGACTTTTTTATTCATCCCGTTTTCCATTACTTTCTCGTAACGAATTTTACACTCAAACCATGTGTGCATCATAATCATTCCTCCTTTGTCTTATTACGTTCCTTAATCATTGCATCAGCTATCTGATAAGCTGATTTAGCCTGTCCTTCATAGTAGTAGTTTGTAACACTAGCTTCTTTGGACGGGAAAAACAATGTTACAACTCTATTCCATAAAGTTCTTCTGCGTTTTGCTGTCATCATCATACACTTCATCGCTTCAAGCGCAATATGATCGCGCGATATGTTGCTTTCCATAATTTTATTGCTTTAATTGATTAATAACTTGTCTTTTGATTTTCTTGTACAGCTTTCCGACAAAACGTCCATGCTTCTCTGTCACGTCATCGGGCAAGTCGTTTTTATAAATATGAAGAAGTAACTGAATGAGAAGCACTTCTTGTTTTGTCAAAGTAAGTTTCATTTAAATATGAAATTTATTTTGTTCAACCTCTATCTCCATCAACTGAATCAAACGTTCTTCGTCTGGAGATGGGATATATATACCACATTGGGCACTCGCGAAATTCCGAAACCTTTCAATGGTAAGGCTAAACTCTGTACTATCAAGGTCAGACGAACTTCTTAAGTATTTTATTCTCCCAAGAAACTTGTCTTCTCTCTCACGGACGAAAGTGTCTTTGTTGCAGAGAATCTTGTAATAGTTCCGCTTTACATATTCCATCGTTTCACCAATCTGGCAACCGAAATAAGCAAGGCAGACATGAAGATATTTGTTCTGATTTAAAGATCTTTGCGGTTTCTTTTCCGTCAATTCAAATACCTTCTGTTCCTTTATCAACTTCTCCAGCTTCGCTCTTGCCTGCTGGACGTGGAGAGGATTGGAACCATCGTATTTCATAGGCTAAAATGGCAGATCATCATCCGACACACTCGGAGCACTATTTATATCCTCTGGGGTGGGTGATGTATTCTGAGGTATAAACTCTTTGAGGTCCCCGCAGATATAGTTCCTTCCTTCTACCCGTTCCTCCTTTTTAGGGGAACAAGTGATGAAATGCGTATGCCCAAACTGGGATTTCTCTTTGCGTTCGATAACAGCCACATTCACATAGATTCTTTCAACTCCATCTTTACACTTAATTTTCTTCATCTGCTCACGAGGTATATCAGAGAGACAGATAGAACCACTTAAAATTGCCATAATTATATTGTTTTTAATGTTACACTTCCAACTACTGGAATCTCTTTTAAATATTTCTTATACAAATCAGGATAATCTTTCTCAAACGCCTTCTTGTCGAAATCCTTTCTGATAGTGTCCTTTTTGCGAGTAAATGATATGATATCACCTTTCCAACTATATTCACCGGCTTCTACCATAGCCATCATAACGCCATCAGTTATTTCTTTCTTTTTATCAGACCAGTATTTTGCCTGTGACACAATTTCCTGTATTGTCCTCTCCATCTTTCGGTACTCGTCAGGAAGAGTAACAGGGGATATGGAATAGGGATTCACAAACTGTCTGCCTTCCGAATCACATTTCAACAGATTCATTACAACTTCTGATGGTATTCTCTCGACTTCTACTATCTCATGGTTTTTACCTCTCAACCATATACCTATAAGCCTTACCGCATTGCATCCCGGATTCTGCAACTCAAAAAGGTATGCATATATACTCAACTGCCATCTTACAGATTCCTTGTCAAGTACGTAGGTGGTCTTTATATCACCTAAAGTAAAATCCGTATCATTTTCGCGATAAACCTTGTCGATACAGCTTGCATAGTGCTCATTGTCAGATACAAGATATTCGGAACATTCGTATCTCAATCCCCAATCATCTTTCAGTTCCTTGTATCCTTGTGCTTCATCGCTGTCATGAGTTATCCCCATATCATCAACAAGTTCGCATATACTGTGGATCATAGTACCTCTTTCAGCCGCTTTCCTTAACACGTCTTCGGGAACATCACGGTATTTATCGGGGAAAAGCTGTCTGCCTATCACGGAAGTAATACCGCTTAGTTCCTTATCCCCTAGCATATAAGTATGTTCATCGGGATTGAAAACGACTTGTGATTTGATTAGTTTCATTTCAGTTCTCCTTTCCTTCTTGTCACCGCTTCAACAAAACGTTTGTCACTCTGTAATTCCTTATAGTTTCCCCATACTACCTGTAATGTTTCAATTGACAGGCTTGATCTTACTTCCTGCAATGCCATTGCAAGGAAATCCGTTTCCTCAGGTGTTGTACTATCAGGGTCCTTTTGCTCTTCTGTAGGAATCAGGAACATTTGAAGTAGAGAATATTTCAACGCTATGCTCATACATTTATTAAAACCCTTATCGGAACTGTCCTGAGCTTCTCCTACATTCACCGTTTCAACATACGATCCGTCAGTGGTCATGTACTTGAACTTTATCGTAGCCCTTGTGAATGTGTTCGTACCGCCGGATTTCGTTATCCTGTTCTCCGTTGTGAAGTTCTGCACTTCCTGTAGTATGAACACCTCATTTTTTGAGAATAATTCATGAAGTTCGTTCATAACGTTGTCAATCCCACGGAATTTGAATCCCTGTTGCTGGTTCTTCTCCGATTTGGTGATAGCCTTTGTCTCTTTAAGGATATTGGCTATCTTACTGTATATTAACTGTTCACTCATTATAAAATTATTATTTACCAACACAAAAAAGGCAGGTCCGCAGTCCTTACAAAGTTCCGCTTCCTGCCATGATATCTCTCCGATTCTTCAAGTTCGTTTTCTAGAGAATCGATTTCTTCATTAAGCAAGGATATATATTTACCTTTACAGTCAGCGTTGAAGGTGAGCCTTACCGATTCCTCACTCATTGACTGGACTATATCAAGCTCTGAATATAGTTTATCCAGTTCATCGCTTATCTGTCTTATAGTTCTCATACCTTTTCAAGAAATTGGATCGGCAACGAGCATACACCCTTCATATTAGGATATTTGACATCAGCATATCCGTTAGCGATATAAACTATTGTACCTGTCAACGTATCACCTATTTCACGTACTTTATCACCTTTCTTCATAACCATTTTATTTTAAGTTCAACTTTAACCGGAGGATTCTCCATCTTGGAAAATCCATCAAGAATTTGCTCTTTGAGAAGTTTGGGAGGTCTGTCAGTAATCTTACTATCCAAGACAGACAGTTCCTCACGTTCTCCGTCATAAAACACAAGCGTTACGCCTTGAACTATATATGGATTCATGGCAGTTCGGTATAAGTAAGATTTACACCAATGCAGTCATGTGTCGCACGGATACTGTTACGGTATTTCTCCAAATCATCCACCATAACAGGCATGAACAATTTTACTGTATCCCTGCCACCACTGGCATACACAAGCTGGTAACTTGTTATTTGATATTTCTTTTCCATGATATTTATATTATTGTGGCAATGGTTTCCAAAAATCAATGTCCCATGCCCGGTTAGTATTTCCACATATCCAAATGTTCTTCTTATGCTCACTATCGAATACCAACATCCCGGTATTCACAAATTTCCCGGAACTCTTTACAAGCACTCTTGTGTCCAATGGTGGAGGATCTTTTTCTGCATTCCTCCATTTTATGGATTCCAAAACAAATTGAGCACCTTTCTCAAAATCCACCGATGCTGTTCTTTTGTGCGTAATCCCATGTATACCATTTGCATACTCTCTGGCTTTCTCCTTTATTATATTTATATCCATAACTTAACTTGTTTCCAATTAAAAAGCTCCTGCTATCTTCACAGACTACAGGAGCAAAACCTAAACGACTTAATCTATCACTTTGATAACTTACAGCCACCGTCAGCGGAATCGAACCGCCGTACTATCCGTTAAATGAAAGTAGAGATTAGAACAGATGATTATTTATGCTTATATCCTTAGACAGTACCAACCATGGACAGTGAAATTCCGTACCTATATTCACATACAGGCACGGACAGACAACATTAACTTTATGAAATAACAAAAAAACTAGATGAAGAAATCATTCATATTCCTTTAACTCCTTATATGTCACTACCACCAATCTCACACACAATAACGAGATGATGGAAAATATAATCACCGATACGGATTTTATAGGGCTTTCCGTAACTATCGCACCATAAATCATTCCTAAGGAACATAGTGCGGCAAATATAGACAGGATAAAATTGGCTGTTTTCATTATATTATGTAAAAAGGGTACGTTCCCAAATAGAAGTATAAACTGTCACATTTAAAACTTTATTGATGGAAAGGAGGAACGTACCCAAATTATTATTACTTTTGTTGTGTCACATTTAAAATTTATCAGTCATGGAATTAAATGATCAACAATTTGACGCCATTTCTTCTGAAATAATAAAGAAGGCTGGCTTATTCAAATGTCCAGTATGTGGGCAGAATGCTGGTTACAACTTTGCTCCTACCGAATTTCACATCTTAGCAGGCGAAAGAGACAACAATGGAATGGGGTTATCATTTGGCGGGCAATCAACCTTCCTTAGAGTAGTAGCAGCAACTTGTCCTCACTGTGCGCACATTTCGTTTTTTAATCTTGTTAGACTGGAGAAGAATATTGCTGGAGAAGAATAATTCCTTTAGCAACATCTTGTTCTGTCTTTATAAAAAATGTTTTTTGATTGGCCATTCCTTTCTTGGGAGTGGCCCTCTTTATTCCCTTTCTCATTTTTCAATACGCTTACCTATACAGCATTAGGTTCATTTATAATCTGTTTTTAAGTTTTGTTCCCCTCAACGGCTTAAACCGGTTGTCACCCCGAATCTTACGGGAGGGGATATATTAGACCTTTCGGCGGTACTTGTGCCCAACCAAGTTTACTTAATGCACTAAGGACAAATCGGTGCACCGAAAGTATGTTCAATCAATTATTATTATAGACCCTCAATACGTCACGGCATCCCTGCTGGTATTGACTCCTATAATCAGTCCGTTTGTCTGCATTATACGGCTTTTATGAATTACACCATATAAGCATTTACAATGATGTGAAAGAACTTTAAGAAGCTCCCCTCAACGGCTTAAACCGGTTGTTACCCCGAATCTTACGGGAGGGAAGAAATTTATTTATCTGTTGAGATACAAGCCAATTGTTTCTTTAGATGACTTATACGATCACATTCGATATCACATATTTGGCTACCTTGTTTTTGGTTGTGGGGATAATGCTTGCATTTCCCATTTTGATAACAAGGACATAACTGTCGGTACACTTTCACAGCTCGTTCCTCTATTTCCTTGGATGCGATATTAACAGCCTCCAATGCGTCAGCTTTAAAAATCAACGGCTCTATCGGATTGCCAAGCTGGTAGCATTTATTATTTATAAAATCGGTTGCTTTGCTCATTTTATTAATTCTTCTTTGAATAATAGTTGTTGAATAGCTTCCTTGCCATCACCGGATCAGTCAAGATTCTACGCCCATCCTGATATACCGCTTTTTTCAAGATTCCATCCTTTAACTTTGCTGCGGTATTTTTGGAGCAACCGAACAACTGGCATATACCCTTAAGCCCGTACACGTAATCCTGTTCCTTGTCCTTGACATCACATCCCGACATCGTATCACGGATTATATTACTTAACACGCTCTTAAGTTCGCCTATTGTGAGGTCTATCAATCTGGTTTCATCTTTTATGGGTATCATGACAGTTTGTTTTAAATTGTTATACTCTTATTTTTATAATGGATTCTGCGCCAGCATAATTCTTTATCGCCTCTTCCCTTATTCTTACTGCGAGTTCAGTGTTAATAATGTACTTTAATGCTTTGCGTACTGTTTCACCGCTAACCCCGAAATGAGATGCGATGCGTTTTTGTGCACCTTGCGGAACGATTACCCGTGGGATTTCTTTGGTTCTTTCTTTTTTATTCATATATTTGTTTTATTAATTGTTATCGTTGCGATTTAAAACTGTATTAATTCGTTTTCACATTGCAAAGATAGTATCCTTTAATGATACTACAAAAGATTAAGGTATCTTTTTATGATACCAAATATTTATTTAGACACTATTATAAATAATGAAATCGTAAGAAGCTGGATATAAGGAAGATAAGATTAACGCAATAAAAAAGGAGGTAATATGAGAAATGATTTTATAAATATTTCAAGCAAGGATAAGCAATATCCAATGTATATTACATCTATAGAGGTTGATAAAATTATTAATGCTTTATTGGAAAAAGCCAATGGAGGTAATTATGTAGAACTTGGTTATAACGATATACAAGGTTTAACCATTAGCGAAAAACAATATGAAACTGTTATAAAAGATTTGAACAATAAAGAGTTTATAAAGACAAATGGATATAGTAATATGCATGAGCTTTTATATGGCATACACAGAGCAAAAGAACTTGGAGGGTTCCATAAAGAAATGGAAATTCTTCAAATGAAATTGGAAAGCTTGCATGAAAAAGCCAATCAAAATGAAAAGAACGCCATTGAAGAATTCATATCAAAATGTAATGAATTATTCAATGGCGTTTCAAATATTGGAGGTGCGATAGATGCCATTAAAAGCATATCACTCCTCTTTGGTCAATAATTCAAGGATTGATGCGGCACGAAGAATATAAGCACCCCACAAGGTACAATCCGCTTGCTTGAAAGGATGCCCCTTGTTGCGACCGTCATTAGCCAAGCATAAGCGACCATCCGCTAACATGTCGGCAATGATTTTTAATTGAGAAATAACAGAATGATGTGAAAACGAACTTTGGATATCTGACTTTGCCAAACGTTCTTCTAATGTCATTTTATCCATAAATATAAAATTAAAAAAAGAGAACCCACGTTACTGCAACCAACGCGAATCCTCTTTTGATATATTAACGCCATATCAGGCAAGTTTAAACATTTGTAAGTAACAGTTGCAGTGTTACAACGCAAAGATAGTATCCTTTAATGATACTACCTAATAATATCTATATAATATGGATGCTTTTAACGTTTATACAAGTAGATTTTTAGAAGTTATAGATTATCTAAAAATCAGTGACTATCAAGTATGGAACAACTTGGAATCATTGTCTAAAGGAACAATGTCTAAAATTAGATGTGGCAGAGTTGGTGTTTCAATGAATGTTTTATACGAATTTTGTAATAAATACAATGTCAATGCAAATTATATTCTTACAGGAGAGGGAGACATGTTTAAACCTCAACCCACATCACCCTACTTAGAATCAAAAATGGATAAAACGTCCGCACCACATCAAATTGAAACAAAAAATATTAACATAGATTTACAGGGAGAACAAATAGATAGCAAAAAGACTATTGAAGTCCTTATCAAAGTAATAGAAACATACCAAACACGTATGGATGATTTGCTAAATGTTGTCGAAGTGCTTAAAAATGAAAACGCCGATCTGAAAGAACAGTTACAAAAACAAAAAGCAAGCTAAACAAATGAACATATTATCATGTTTTTTAAGGACATTAAAACCTTAATTATGAACAATGATATAATATGCAAACTAGAGAAAGTTGTCCATAAGATGAATGAACAACATGATAGGCTGGAAAAGCTTGTTTTCGGAATTAAGCTAGATCTTATAGTATGCAATAAGATAGAGACGGAACAAAATGATACTTGTAACGTAATTAATCTGAATAAAAAAACATATAACAACATAACACTATGATTATCAAAAGAAACTGCCTTTTCCTTTTAGATAAAGAAAAAGACAAAACAGACGCTAAACTCAGGTACAGAATTAAATGGGAAGGTAACACCGTAGCATTCAATGTAGGATACCGGGTAGAAGTATCAAAATGGATATCCGAAGCACAAAGATGCAAATCAAACACCTACCATGGAAAGAAGAAAGTATCAGCAGCAATAATTAACAGGCAGATATCGCATTATGAGGAACTGGCCGATGAGGTCTTTTACACATTTGAGCAAAATGGAACTTCCCCTACTGCGGAGGAATTCAGAAATGCGTTTAATTTAAAGTTGGGTAAAATAGAAGAAAAAGGGAAAAGCCTATATGAGTATTATGACGAATTTATCATCAAAGAAAGAAAGGAGAAGAGTTGGACCGATTCTACCTACAGAAAACATCGCACTGTAAAAAAACATATTCAGAACTTCGCCCCGAATCTTGAATTTTCAGACCTTACAGAAGATGGACTAAACAAACTGACTGATTATATGCTTAGCATAACCGATGACACAGGAAATCCGTCACTAAAGAATACAACAATAAAGAAAGATATTAATATATTTAAATGGTTTCTCCGTTGGGCTACCAAAATGGGATACAACAAAGAGCTTGCCTATGAGACATACAAACCCAAACTAAAGACCATTCCCCGAAAGGTAATATATCTCACTTGGGACGAGCTTATGGCAATAAGGGACACATCTATACCCGAAGAAATGGGATACTTGGCAAAGATAAAAGACATGCTCTTATTCTGCTGCTTCACATCATTACGTTTCTCTGACATGCAGAATTTAAAATGGTCTTATGTATTTGATAATCACATCGAAGTAACAACCATAAAAACAAATGATCCTTTGCGTATAGAATTAAATAAATATTCAAAAGAGGTTCTGACAAGATACATAAGAACAAAAGGATACGTGTTCCCGAGAATATCAAACCAGAAGATGAATGACTATTTAAAAACTCTAGGGAAACTATGTAATATTGACGCTCCTACCACCATTACATACTATAAAGGCAATGAAAGGATCGAAGAAATATTACCGAAATATGAACTTCTATCCAGTCATATAGGAAGACGCACATTTATATGCAATGCGCTTATGCTTGGCATCGCACCTAATATTGTAATGAAATGGACTGGGCATTCAGACTACGCTGCAATGAAGCCATATATTGAAATTGCTGACAAAGCAAAAGAAACAGCAATGAGTTTGTTTAATAAGATATAAGTCCCTGTTTTAGTCCCTTATTTTTATAAATAGCTTAAAATCAGAATATAATGTGGAGCATGCGAGACTCGAACTCGCCACCTTTAGACTGCCAGTCTAACGCTCTAGCCAGATGAGCTAATACCCCGAGAAATAATAACGATGCAAAGATACATAGAAAATCAATAATACAAAGCTTTTGGGAAAGTTTTTTTCTCATGTAAACAAAATTTTTATTTGTCACTTTTGCGCCAAAGAGTTACTTTTGCGTGAAATTGTTTCAACATAGTTTCAACATACATACACGATTATGGCAACATTCAAATATGAAATATTTAAAGATAGGAAAAGAATAGATGGCACTTACAACGTTAAGATAAGAGTCACACACAATAGGAAGCTTAAAAGGATTCCCACTTCCATATATGTTACGAAAGAAGATATAACCAAGGGGTTTAAAATCAAAAATCAGTCCATCTTAGATGAATTAAATAACATCATATCCATATATAGGAGCAAGTGCAACCTGTTGTCATTGCTCATAAACGATATGGATATAACAGAACTTGTGGAGCATATAACCAAAACTGATGAATCATCTCTAAAAATAGACTTCATTTCCTACGCCCGCAAATGGATAGATGAGAACAGAGAGAAGCATGGAATCAATGTGTATTCCTGCATGGTAAACTCTTTAACAAAATTCCTGGGACGGGAGAAATTGGATTTTAAGGAGATAAATTACAAATTCTTGAAATCGTATGAAGAACATCTCGGTCAAAGACGTGCACTCTCTTTATATATGGGAGCAATCAGGCATTTGCATAACGAAGCTAAAAAAGAATATAATGATGAAGAAGCAGGGGACATAAAGATACCATGGTCTCCATTTACCAAGTATTCTATACCTAATATAATATGTACCCGCGAAAGAGCTTTGGACGCAGATACTATCAGAGCCATATACAACCTGCCATATATACTCACTAAAGATAAAAAGGAGAAGGATTGCAGATTTAATTTTGCAAAGGATATGTTTATATTATCCTTTTGCTTGATGGGTATGAACTCGGCAGATTTGTTTCTTTGTGACACTATAAGCGAAAGCAAGGGAACGCTTACAATCACATACAACAGGGCAAAAACTGCAACAAGAAGGACTGATAAAGCAAAAATAAGCGTTAACATTCATCCCTTCATATTGCCCATATACGAAAAGTATAAGGACGTATCCGAAGAAAGAGTTTTTAGGTTATATAAAAAGTATTCCACTTATGGCAGACTCAATGTTGCCATAAATGTAGGTTTGAAACAGATAGGGAAAGTTCTTGGCATTGAAGATTTGGAATTTTACGCAGCCCGGCATTCTTTCGCTTCCATCGCACGAAACGATTTAAAAGTGGACAAAGGTACAGTAGGAGAAGCACTAAATCATGTAGATAAAGAGAACAGAATGACAGATCTATACATAAAAAAAGATTTTTCCGTAATTAATGATGTTAACAGTAGGGTTATTGATTATGTTTTTAACCCCGATATGATGAAAGGGTAAATGTAAGGCAGCTTATTGGACCGCCTTTTCAAGGTTCTCTCTGATTTGTTGGAGCATTCGGAAAGCCCCGGCCATCTTATAGTTGCCCAGACATTGCTTAGCCTGCATGATACAACTTTCAACAGTAAGTTTCAAATCCGGAGTGAAAGCCGCTTTGTTAATCTGCATTTCTTTGGGAAGTTCATCAGCATGGTTATTGAACCATACGATCATTTCATTCAATTCCTCTTCGGAATAAGATTCTTTTTTTTCAGCCATAATACATAAGTTAATGTTAGTTCCGGCAAAGATAACAAAAATAGCCCCGACTCATCACGAGCTGGGGCAGTCCAATTTATAAATTTAAAGTCTTATGATGAAGATTGTCTGTTGTGCCAATGCTTTACTATCAGCATAACGACAATCAAAACGGTTACACAAACACAGGCAAAACCGATTTGTTCAGGCAGCGTGGATTCTTTTTTCTCTTTTATGGTTTCTGACCGGTTTTCTTCACGGGTATTGGAAGTGGTTTCCTTGTCAGCTTTCACTTCCGTACTGTCTTTGATTGCAGTTTCCTTCCTTTTATTCTTGCTGAAATCACCTTCCACATGACCGTCTGCCAATAACGGAGGTTTCCCGGTCGGGCTATCGGGCGGTTTTCGGGTATCATAGATACAGAAATCAATTACATAGCTGCCATTAGTGGTAATGAGTTCGCTCAAAGACGTACTTGATCCGTATACGATGTTGACAGATTCACGTGTACTATCTTTCTGTATAATCTTAGTGTCTGACTTGACAGCCTTATGCGAGCTGCCACAGGCAAACAACAGGAACAGACACATGAAAGGAGCCAGCATATATTGCTGGCTTACCCAGTTCATAATTCTAACCAACATAAGAGATATCATTTATGCGGTTCATCCACCCCCGTTTGAACTTGTTGTTTGCTGGGCGTTTCCGGCATATATCCTCGATAAAATCAAACCGTGCAATCTTGATCTGGTCAAACAGTTCACGCGGATTACGGGAATTAACTGCGGCAATGGTCTTGGGACCTACAATGCCATCCACCGTAACACCAAGCAAGCGTTGAGGAATCTTAATTCCGTGCGCACCGGATGCCCAGACCCAATCAACTAATATATCAGCAACTGATTGCGATTTTATCTCATCAGCCTTCCATCTGTCCCAGTACATGGTTTTCAAGATTTCCGTCCATTCCTCTTTTGTGAGATTTTTCAATCTTTCAACTGTAGGCTTGGAATATCCTTTCTTTCGGCAATATGCCTCATAGGTTCCGATAGTCACCCCCATATTGGTAGCCCCTCCCAAGTCATCAGGATCATCAACAAAACCGCCTTCCCATTTCAGAATAAACGGTGCAAGTTTTCTTATGTCAGTCATACTACTCATTAATTATAATTATTCGATTTTATTTTCTTTGAATTCCGGCAGGATATATTGTATGTTAACCGCTGCTTCATGCAAGACCTTATGAAGTTCATCTTCCTTCAAATCCGTTTCATCTGTAAACTCACAAAATATATTTCCAACCCAATCTTGAGATGAATTAAGCCGTTTAATAGCGACGCTGTTGCATCCATTTGTTGATAATAGAGATTTGGCAACCTTATCCTTAACTTGATTATCAATATCTGAATAGAACATGAAAAGATTCTTTGCGAGATTTTCTGCAAAAACGGCCACTTCACTCATGGGAAGTGATTGGATGTTTTCACGCATTCCGGCTATACCTTTTCGTTTTACCTCGAACTGCACCGAAAGAAAAGCTATATGCCCCAAAGGATGGGGTTGTACGATATATACCCTGTCTGCTTTCGTTTCATAAAGTACACGCCACAGCTCACCGAACACCTTGGCGGAGTTCTCGCTGCGGTGGTAACTTCTTCTTTCCTCCTCTTTTTTAAAATATTCCACTTTTAAATCAGTCAGTTTGTTTTTGGTATACTGATTATAGGCGAAATAAGCTGCCAGCAATGTTCCGGCAGCACTAATAATGTTTGCAATATCTATCTCCATTACATTCACCGTTTAATTATTATATGATAAATTATTCATCCTGTTTCCTTTATTTCTCAACTGTCCCTATCTTTCCTGAAAAAAATGCCTAGAATTTATATATATGCAAAATAAATCCATATCCATATTGCTTACTATTCATATTTCACTATCTTTGTCAATACTTTGTTGACCTGATTCTTTCAAAACTATTATTGATTGGAATTAATCTCCCCCCGTCAGACTGTGAAGCCAGACGGGGGATTCCATTATTCGACAGATAGACAATAAAAAAAGAGCCTGATGACAATATTTATTGCCATCAAGCTCCTGGTTACACTGCAAAGATAGTGAAAACTATTCCATATTCAATCCATATTGAAAAAAATAATCAGGAGCAATATTTCGATTATCCGAAGAATTTAAAGAATCACAATATTAATAGAAAACAAATAGGATTCATGAAATCTACCGGTTGTCTATAAAATCGGATGTTCTCAAGCCTTTATCGGGAAACATCTTTACTTTTTTCCTTTTCCTTTGAACATTTTTCAAGTCACGCACAATGGTGCTGGAAAGTACCTCCGAATAAATCTGTGTGGTCTTTACGGAAGTATGTCCGAGCAGCTTCTGGACTGTTGTAATCGCAACTCCCTGATGAACCAGCAGGGTGGCACAGGTATGACGGCTCACATGGTAGGTTATCCGCTTTTTGATACCACACAACCCGGCCAGCTTTCGAAGCTGCTTATTCACTTCCGAGTTACAAGGCAAAGCGGCAAAACTTCCGATATCCGGATAGCGGTCAAGAATGCCCAATGCCCTGCTTTCAAACAGCAGATGCAACGGCAGACGGATTTCCACCCCTGTCTTAACGGACGTGAAGTGTAACCAACGCTTACCGTTTACCTTGATAAAGTTGGCCGGAGATAGCTGGCAGAAGTCAGAATAGCGCAATCCAGTATAACAACAGAACAGGAAGGCATCGAGCACATGACGCATGGACTCCTCTTCCACCTTGACCGTTTCCAGCTTCTTCAGCTCGTCCGGGGTAAGAAACTCATGTCTGCCTTTCTCCTGTTTGATTTTGTACTTTCTGAACGGATAAGCATCTGCGTGCATATATCCCTGGTTGATTGCTTCATTGACCAAGGTACGGAGCTGTCTCATGTGCTTGGCTATCGTATTGACCGCATTGCCCTTTTCTCTTAAGTATTGCTCAAAATCACGAAGGAATGTATAGGTAAGATCCTTGAAGTCCAATCCGGAACGGAAATCATGCAGGACCGCCAGTGTCGAGTGCAGGTTGTCCTTGGTGGACTGCTTCTTGTCCGAATTGTCAATGGCTGATTTGGCGAAAATGGAGAAGCTGACATTCACGGCACTTTTCTTTTTGACGGCATCTTTCAGTAAAGAGAGTGTGGCAGGTATTCCGCGTTTCCAATACCCCAACTCTATGCCTTGCAGATACAGGATGTATTCATAGAGCATTGTGTTGAGTTCGTTAGATTGGGGGTGGTTAATGACTTGTGCCCCCTCACGGCTCCAGCATTCCGGTTTGAGGTAAACATTGGTCTTCAAGTAGATTTTCCTTTGGTTCAAATAGGCTTCAACCTGTACAAGAGCCGTGCCCTGCCTGTTAAGTGTGTTCTGGCGGTTATATACAAGACGGTATCTGATTTTATCCATTTTTCCGCAAAGATGCATCCTCTGTTCCAAGCTGCAAAATTTAGCCAATAAAAAATACACCCCCACTTTCGCAAGTAAAGATGTATAATATCTATAAAAAAATGGTCTGTGAAAAAAACATTTGTAAAAAAGATGCCATTATTCATCACGAACGATAGCATCTAGACATTTTTATCAGCAAACTCTTTTAGTGATTTAGAATAATGTTTAATTCAATATAGATGCTACAAAGTTATATATAAATTTTGTTTTGCCCAAATTATTATGTAGTTGACGTACGGTATCAAAAAGGCAGGATTCGCCAATCCTGCCCAATTCCATACACAAATCTTTTTATTAATTAAAATACCTCACGGCATTCAAAAATTAATAAATGAAAAAACATTATTAATTGTCATAGCAAAGCTATAACAAATATTTAAAAAAGAATCATTATATGAAAAAAAGAACAGAATAAACGATATATAGACCAACAAACATTTAAAATAATATTGTAATACAAAAGTCATTGATACAAATCCTTCTGGAAGAACTGATTGGTGTTGCTACGAGTGAAAAAGATGGATTGATGCCAT